CGGTGGGGACACCTGACTTCCGTTTTTTCGATTCTGGATCACTGGTCATTAAGGTGCCTCAATCGAATCCCGTTCCACCATAGCATGAAAAAGGGCTACCAATTACCCGACAGTCCGCCATCACCAAAACAAGCTTTTTGGAAGATCGATGCGAATCGAGAAAGCTACAATCGAGAGCTACGGCTCCTACCTTAAAGATAAGCCGCGCCCGCCGAGCCGAGGTGGAAACACCCGAGCATGGCATCAGCACGTGATACGAATAGATGGAGAGATATATTCCTTCCTTGCCGCTCACGCGGGAAAATTCGTCTACAAAGGCGAGACAGTCAGTTTTGATTGGGAATGGGACGAATCAAAACGCTACAGGAATATTATCCGCGATTCGGTGATTGCTTGGAACGCCCAAGGCGAAGCCATCATTCGCGGCAATCGTCGAGACAAAGAATGGCGCTCCGCTGATATGCGAGCACCAGGCCGTGACGATTGAATCCCGTCGTTGCGGCTGCCCGGCTGCCTACGCGGCCCGGCTCAACGGCCGCCGGTGGCGCGGTCGCCGCTTGGCCTTTGCCAACTCGCGCTCGCGTTCGCGATACCAGTACCAGCACCATTCGATAGGATCGCCTTCCGGCCGAGTCCCTTCGGCAAGGTGGTGATCGGCGAAGGCGAAGAAAATGGAACGCACCTGGAAAACGGTCATGCGTCGCATTCCAGCGTGAAGATCGATAATGCTATTGAGAAGATCAGGCGGAAAGCCAAAGACCTTCAGTCTTGACTCCGACCACGGGTACTGTATCGTAGGCATTGCTTTACTCTCCGGTGAAGCTCTTCGCCCGGTTGCCGGTGGACCAGACCGACAGCCGGGTTTTCTATTTTTCGACCGTGGCCGAATTACGAACCGCTTACGGTGACGCTGGCGACGGTGCCGATCTTGACGTTGACGGTCGCACTTGGGTTGCCGGCGGCCGATACCGCGACGCCCACAAGGATGTTGTCGCCATCGGCGGCATCGGTCGTGACCTTCGAGTCGGCCGCCTTCCAATAGGCGAGCGTGCCGACAGCGAATACGTCGGTCGACTCCTTGGCGAGGTTGAAGACGCCCACCGTCTCGAATGCGCCGGGCGTGCTGGCGGCCACGTCGGCCACGGCCACGCCGAAGAGCGCATCCCCAAACTGGCAGCCTTCCCCGCCAGAGATATCCCCGGCGGGCGTGAGGGTCAAAACCCGGCCGTCGCTGATCTTGTTGAGCATGGTCAAAGTCCCTTCGTCGTGTGAAACCGGATGGTCTGGATCGGGGGCGAGCTGCTGGCGGCGATCCGCGATTCCAGGTTTGCAATCGCGGCGGCCATCTGCCCGTCAGTCTTGTAGGTGATCTCGGAACCGTCGCTGTCCCGCACCGTCAGCACGCCGCTCGCGCGCGCCCGAATGAGCGCGTCGCGCAACGTGTTCAGATCGTCGAGACTGACGGCCACGGGCTACGCCCCGGCGTTCCGGTAAGCGCCCCGGTAATCGACGACGCCCGCCCCGAAGTGGAGGACGACTCGCGTCTCGACGCCCAACACTTCCCAGCCCGATCTGCTATCGATCTGCGGCCCCTCAGCGCCCGTCAGATAGGCGTATTCGAGAACGGGCGCGGCATCGGGGCTGGCGAAGACGTACCACGGGTTGGGCACGCTGCGGGCGTCAAGGCGAGGCTCAACCAGCACGTCGAGGATGCCCGCCAGCGGATTCACGTCCGCCGTCGTCTGCGGGTAGATCGTGCCGAGGGTCTGCCGCGCCAGGAACTCTTTGGCGGCCGATACCAGCATAAAGGCCGGGTTGACGACGATGGGAGTCGAGCCGTCGAGCCCCTTCTGCGTCCGCATGGCGAGAACGGCCGCCTCAACCGTTGTGTCGGCAATCGCGCCGCCCGATGCGGCAGCATTACCGTGGTTGGTGTGATCGAAGAGCGCATGGGTATCGCTCATGGTCGGGCCGGCCCCAGCCCCGCTGAGAAGAAGGTCGAGAACAAGGTTGTTTTCCGTCTCGCCTGCCGCCTGCCCCATAGCAACCGCGTTACGCCCGAACGCGCCAAGGTCATCGTTCTGGATCGCCTGGAATGTCAGCGACAGGATGCGCCCGTAGGTCGCGACCCTGTAGGACTCGTCCGCCTCGCTCATCGCGCCTTGCGTGATCGCGCCGCCTTCGGGCACCGCTTCCAATGCAGGCGCTTCGCTGATCCGCACCCGGTGCAGGTCGCGGAAATCGGCGGCCGTGCTGGCACGCATGAGGCGCTGCCGAACCGGGCTCTGCGCGGCCACGTAAGCCGGCTGCAAAATCCGCCGCGTGGTATCGGTCAGCAGCGCAGAGAAGTCGGTTGTCGCCAGCGACCGGGTAATCATTTCTTCGGCCGGCATCCGGTGCGCGCCAGCCACGCCAGCTGCCGCCAGAAGGTCGCGCATCGCAAGATGAAGCCCGCCGTTCGCGTACTCGCGGGCTTCCGCTGGCGGCACGCCCGGCCGCCCCATGCGGAATGACAAGCCTTCGGCCATCCGCTGGCGCAAGACGGCCGGATCGTCGCCGCTGGGGCCTATCTGCATGGCCGGCCCGAACCGGACGTTGCGGGTCTGCATCTCCGTCAGGATCGCCGACCGCGCCTCATCGACGCTCGCTTGCCGGTCGATCAGATTGTCGGCGAAGGCGGCCGGAAGGCCGGCGGTCGCGGTGAGGCTGCGGATTTGCCGGTTCGTCTCGGCGAGCGCGCCGGGCTGAGGATCGGGCATCGGGTTGTCACTCCTTAAGGTTGCGCCACTGTCTGCGGGGCTGGCACAGAGGCTCGCCTCGGCGATGACGTATTTGACGGCCGTGCGGGTATCGCCGGCCGCCTGCCAGTCGTTCGGCGCGACCTTGTAGCCGATGCTGATTCCGGTCAGCGCGCCGGCCTTGACCAGCCCGAAGGCGCGATCCTCGGTAATCGTGGCGGTGCCGACGACAGCGCCATCCTCAACCCGGATATCGGAGACAAAACCCCGGATATTGTCGATCGAGCTTCCGTTATGGGTATCGAGCAACGGAATCCGGTCGCCCGAATGCAAGGCGAAGCTGCCCGGCGCGGTGGCGAGCTTTTCCGTAAAGGTTCGCCCACTGGCGTCGCGCCGCTGAACGGCGTTGTCTTTCGATACCAGAATCACGCTGACGGTTCGGTTCGCCTCATTGAGCGTGGTGGGGCTGAGCGGCAAGCGCCGGGTGAAGATGTCCATTAACGGCTCCTTTGAAGCGAAGTAATCCGGCCTTGGTCGTCGTATTGAGCGCGAACCGTCGACTCGGCCGCGCCGCCCTGGCCGTAGGTGAAGTTCAAGCCGAGGCTTTGTTCTCGTGCTTGATCGGCCGCGATTTCATCGTCAATCTGTTCGACCGAATACCCGCGAGCCGCCAAGGCTTGCCGGCGCGATAGCAACCCGGCGGCAAGCTGAATCGCCTCGCCCTCGGAATCCTTTTGAACGTCGATAGAAGGCCAGATCGGTTCGTAGAACTCGGCGGCAAGCCATGACTCCGGATCGCGGCCGAACGAGGGGAGCGGGAGGCGGCCGGATAGAACCTCAAGCATCAGCCAGCGACGCCAGATCGGCCGCAGCATCATCGGAATGAGTTGATGGTGTTGGAACCGTTCGACGCGGCGCTTGAACGCCAAGCGGGCAGCCCGGAGGCTGCTGTAATTGGCTTGCGACATGTCGCCGGTGACGATGTACTCGGGCACGCCAAGCCCGGCCGCGATGCCGCGTAAACTCAGTTTTGCTTGCTCGATTCCGCTGTTGAATTGCTGCGGTGTCGAGAACTTCACGTCATAGCCGCTGGGCAGAACCTTCATCGTGCCCGGCTCAAGGCCACCCTGCAAAAGCGAGCCGATCTGCGCGCCGTCGCCGGTAAAGGGATTCGGCCCGGTCGAATTCTGGTCGATGACGAAGCCCATAAGCATTGCGGAAATCTTGGCCGCGACTAAGAGCGCGTCGGTAAGCTGCGCCATCTCGTTGAGGCTTAGCAGCACGCTTGCGCCCCACGGCAACCCGCGAATGCTGCCGATGAAATTGGGGCGGGAAAGATGCACCACGCTCGCCGCGTCAACCCGGACGGATTGCAGGCTGAGGGTGTGTTGCGGCCCGAGTGGCCGAATCCAGTATGCGATCCGGCTGCCGCCAAGAAACTCGATACCGTTGACGATGCAGCGGCCCGCGCCAAGGTCTGCCGTCTTTGACGAGTCGAGCTGGTCAGCATTGAGAAGCCGGACGGTAAGCCGGCCCGTCTCGGTCATCCCGAGAACCGCCAGCGCCTCCCCGTCAACCACGCATGACTGACAAGCTGCGGCTTGCTGGCCGTAGAAGTCGGTTAACTGATCGGCGTCCGCGCTATCAACCCAACGGTTCCAATTCTCCGCAGCGGCGGCCCGGAAATTGGCGTCCGGGGCTTGGCTGGCAGGGGTAATGCCCGTGCCGACAGCGTGATCCGGCCACGCGGCGACGCCATTTGAGAACCATTGATCGTTGATCGCGGCGTGCCTTGATCGGGCGCGGACGGTCGCAATCCCGCTTGACGCCGCCGAAGACCACTCGAAAGGCGAGACATGATCGCCGGGGATTGGCCGGCGGGGAGTCGCGGCTTCCAATGAGCGGGTGAGCGACGGGCCGGCCGGACGATCTCGCGGAACGACAGCCGGCCCGCCATCCGCAGCCCGACCGGACGGCAATTCGGCCGGACGCGAAAACAGAGTTTTGATCCGCTCAAACACTGGCAAGGACCGGGCCGCCCTCCGCCATTTCGCCGATGGCGATCAAGCGTTCCCGGATCGGCCGAAGGATTGGCGTCACGGGAATGATGATGCTGGCGCGCAGATCGAACCGGGTCGCTTCGATCGCGGGCGGATCGTCCAGGTTGTAGGTGAAGCCGCGCCACCGGATACCGCTGGAATCGGCCACGCGGCGCAGATCGAACAGCCATCGCGGTTTGGCCTCATCGGAATGCCATAGGGCGTGCGTCACGGGGCTGTAGCGTTGTGCGAATTGCTCCACTGCCCAGCCGTACAACGCCACGCTGGCTGCCGCGCTCGCTTCCTTGTCGCGTAGGCCAACCTCGAATAGCCGGCTCAGCACTGCGGCTGCGGCAACATCGGTCGGGCCGAACAGCCGGGCGTTGTGAAACGCGGTGTCACGGCTTTCCCAATGGAGGTAGCCGAGATTGGCATAGGCGGCCACAAGGGCCGGCTCGGTGCCGACGATGGTTGCAACGTCACCAGACCGAAGGCGCGGGCCGGGTTCTGACTGAAGGTGGGCAAACAAAGCAGGCATTCGGCGCTCCAATACCTGTTGGGGGCAGGACAGCGCCGAGAACAATACTAACTAAATGCTGTTGTAGTCAAGAAATAGAATCTGCATTTAAAGTAATCGTCTTATATTGTCTAATAGTATCTACCCTTGTCTAGCCATGCTGACCGGATGACGACTGGAATCACGGGTGTGACCGGATGTCCTTTCAATTCTTCCGACCGGCGCACGGGATCAATGGCGACGGCGGCCGTGGCCGCGATTGCGTACACGCTGGCGTCCAATGCCTCGGCGAGCCGGCCGGGGATGCGCTCGAACCGGCGTTCGGGCCGCCCTCTGACGTACCGGACGACGGATCGTTCGCTCACAAGCTGAAGGTAGAACGACTCCCCTAGCTGGTCGGAAAAGCGGATACCCGATCGCTGCGACAGCCGGTCAAAAACCCGAGATTTGATCCCATCGACTCCGACGATCTGAAGAGCGCGAGCGCGGCGGGAAGCTGTCGGCGTAAGGCTTGGACGTCCAAGGCCCGGCGCTCCCTTGCCGGGTATTAGCCGTAGGTCGCGGTTGCCGGAACAGAACGCCAGCACGCGATCCATCATCCGGCCGTCGCCGGCATCGATCACGGTGGCGTCGCGGCCGATCTTCCGCCCCAACGGGTGCGGGTATTTCTCGCCCAACAGGTCATGCAGATCAGCCCATACGGCGTCGGCGAGCGGGTCGCCGATCAACACGTCATGGCTAAGGATCAGCCAATCGTCTTCGCGGGTGTGGCCGATCGTGACGATTTCCAGCCGGTCGCCCTGGCAGTCAACACCGCTGGTCAACACCAGCACTTCGGCCGGGATGGCGTCGAGTGACATGGGCTCAGCCAGTGCCATCAACTCGGCAGCCTGAATCGGGTCGTCTTCCTCCGTCTTCAATACCTCGCCCAAAACCGTGTTGATCCACGGTCGCAGCAAATGCGGGTTGCGCTTCGCCGCGACGAATTCGGCAGCCAGGGCCGGCCACGCGCAGGCGGGAAACAGGCTGACGAGTGCCGACAGCTTGAAGCCGGCGTGCCCCTTGAACGGCGCTGTAGCGCGCCACCGGCCGGCGGCAACCATATCGGCCTTGTGATCGGCATCGGAATGCAGGACGCCGCAGGACGGGCAGCACCAAGCCGCTTCTTCCGGCCGGCCTTCCGGCCAGTGGATATCCGCCCAACGTAATTCGGCGAAGGCACCGCAAGAGGGGCATGGACACTCGAAAACTCTCTTGTCGGATTCCTCGTAGCGGGCGGCGATGGCGCTGTCGCTTGTGGTCGGAGTCGAGCCGGCGATGATGCGACGATCGCCGAAAGAAGCGGTTCGGCGTTCGGCGAGCGCAACCGGGCTGCCCTCGCCGGTTATCTCGTACCCGTCGATTTCGTCCAGTAGCAGGATGCTAGCGGAGTGAGCACGGAGGTTGCGCGGCGAACGGGCTGAGACGACGCGGAGCGAGCCGCCCATGTAGCGGCGGAAGAGCATCGTATTGCGGCTCGTTTTGCCGCTTTCCGGGCCGCCGAGAACGTCAGCCAAGGGCGGACTGACGGCAAAGACGGACTCGATTTGCTGCACCATGAACGAACGGGCGTCGTCATCAACCGGCAGAACCGCGAGGATCGATGACGGTTCGACCACGCTGTAGTAGCCTGTGATCGCGGCGAGCAGTGTGCTGTAGCCGGTTCGGGCGGCCTTCAGGACGCTGATTCTCTCGTTTCGAGGGTCTAGCACGGCGTCGAGAATGTCGCGCTGATAGGCCCACAAGGCGAGGCGGCCCGGAACGGCGCTGAGGCCGGCCGGGAGATGGATGTTCTCTTCCGCCCATGCGCTGAGACGCTGGGGCGGGATCGGCCGCCACATGCTGACCAATTCACGAAACAGGGTTTCGGTGGCGTTCATAGGGCGTCGTCGGCGAGGGCGTTCAGGGCTTCGTCCAATTCCTTTTCCAGCCAAGCGCCGAATTGCGTTTGACCGGGAAAGGCACCACGAGCGCGGGCGGGCAGTTGCAACAGCCGCGATTTTGTTGTCGCGATCATATCGGCCACTCGCTCGCGCACTTCATCCCGCTTCAGCAGCCGGCCGGCCCGAATTTCGTTTTCCATCTCCACCTTGCTCGCTTGCGCGATCTTCAAGCGGGTATTGGCGGCGGTCGGTGTCGGATTAGCCATGATATGCAGCCTCTATGACTGGCAGTGACCGAAGTAGATTTTCCATTGTCCCCCGACGTAACTTTTGTGGCCTCAGCGCCCCCGCACCGGCTGCCCGCAAACAGGGACCCGATATGCTATGCGTATCAGTCACTTAACGACCTTCCGATTGCCCGTGTAATGTTCGCCCATGCTTCTGTAAGGGTGAACGGTGAACGGTTGTGAAGTCATTTCTATAATAGACCATCAGCAATCGGATTGGCGTTTACTTAGGGTGTATTGCAAAAGGGCTTCACAACCGTTCACCCTTCACCTTGACTGTATACGCGACTGCCGAATCCAACGGTTCCCATGTTTAGTATGGCGCTGTTCCAAACCGAGTTTGCGCAATGATGATGCTATTCGCTTCTGCACTTGCGGCGTGATCTCCTTGTCCGCCAAGCTCAGCACGGCAAACGCTACCTCGGCCGTCGTGACACTCGGCCCTGCATCGAAGATCAGATAGTCAGAGATTGGTTCTTCCCATGCGTCATGCTCTTGTCGAGCCTCTTGCTCGCGCCTAATCCATTGGGATTCAAATTCAGTATCCGGCCACCATTGTTCGCCAGCTTGATAGCGATGCACCGCTTCAGCGAATATCTGGTCGCGGTGATCCGACAGTGCGGGAACGTTGATGTATGCTCCGATGAAGACCGGCCAGAAACGGCGGTTGCCGGTTTCGTCACGAAGATATTGGGATTGATTGGTTGTGCCGATAAACACTGTTTGACGCGGTTCCGTCACTTCTAGATGGCCGTAGGGCGGGCGATACTTTTCGTCGCGTCGCGTGATAAACATCTTCAATTCGCTGACTTCAGCCTTGGTCATGGCGTGCATCTCGCCAATCTCGACAAGCCACTTGCCGCGGAGATGCTGGGCGCAATCCTTCGATCCAATATCGGGCAGGTTGTCACTGAAAAAATCATCGCCCGCCAGCACGCGACATGCCGACGATTTCAATTGCCCTTGCTCACCTTCTAAGACCAAGACGTAATCGACTTGGCATCCGGGCCGGAATATCCGCGCCACCATCGATATGAAGAACATCGGCCCGATTTTGCGCGTGTACTCGTTGTCCTCTGCTGAGAAATAGCGCGGTAGAATTTCGTCGAGTCGCTTGCGCTGATCCCAAACAAGGTTTTCCAGATATTCTCGCACGGGATGAAAGCTGTTCTCACTGGCGACGACCAACACCGCGTCGCGCACGATCTGGGCCGCGACTTGCCGCAGCCCGTGATCCTGTAGCCAATCCTGAAGGTCGGTAATGTCTACGTCCCGCAGCGGGCACGGGCGCGTCCATTCAAGCTCCGAGTCAGGGATCGGCTTCATCAACATCGGCTCTCGCCGCATCTCGTCGCGAGCGAACAGCCCATGCAGATCGGGTGCGTTGCGCAGATACAGCAGCACGTTGCGCACATTGCTGA